GATGGTTGAGACTTCCTAGTTCCATAGAAGACATGTATTTAGAAGAGCGAATGGATCTTGCTGTAAAGCAAAGAGAACTTTATAGAGCCGCCATACCTTCTTGGAACGATACGGTAAACAACACGGTTAATGCAGTTTTTCATATAAACTCACAAAAAAAGTAAATAAGAGTTAGACTATATATCTAACTTTTATTATAGATAGAGAGGTATGTAGTTATGAAAGATCCTATAGATATCGACTGGATTAAAGAACAGTTGACTAATAAAAAACCCAAAAAAGTTGTAGGTGACGCTGTAATTAAGTTGATGGAAGCGTGGAACAAACTTCCTGATATGACAGAGGAGAATAAAAGAGCTGTTTTAGATATCTTCTCTAAACTCTCCCTATCTCACTCAATAGTTCCACAAAATCCTGATGAGCGTTGGGTTCCAGCACAAGCCGGACAACTCACTGTAGGTGACACTGTTAGAGTTAGGTTCGACGCTTTTACCGGATCTAACGGGGTTCTACACAACGGTAGAAGAGGGCGAATAGTTGGTGTTCGTTACGGAGACATTATTGTAAAGACCACTGACGGCAAAGTTCCAGTACTTGACGGTACTCACTACCCGCCTAATCTATTGGAAAAACTTTTTGCATGAGGTATCAATCTATATTTAAATTTACAGTTACCGGAAGTGGCTATAAAGATATTATAGAAAAAATCGACAAAGAGATATCTTTATTTTTAGATATTGAAAAGTCTGAAGTAGCTAAGCACGCAGAGTATGAAACTTTATTTACTCTAGGAGTAGACAAGAGTCCTTCTATTAAATATAGTTGCGAAGTAACTGCTCGAGTTAGGAAATATGATGTCTGATACTTCAGAAACAAAAGTCTCTCTAAGAGTTGAAGCTCTAAGGGAAGCGGCTCAAATAATTACCAATGATAGAAATAGCCAGTATGGAGAACCAGAAGATAATTTTGATCGAATAGCAAAGATATGGACAGTTATTTTTGGTAGGGAGGTGACTACTGAAGATGTTGCTGCAGCAATGATTGGTTTAAAACTTGCTAGATATGCTGCAAAAAGTAATTACCAACCAGATACTTGGATTGATATTGCAGGTTATGCTGGTTGTGGTTATGAAGTTGGAATGAACCTATCCTCTAACAAAGATTCTTAAGGGGGATACAGATGTCAAAGCCACGCGGACCATGGGAATTTGAAGATCCATCTTGTGCAGAGATTGGTGTAGAGGCTTTTTACCTACCCGACAAAGATGAAGCACTTCCTGGAACATTTTTTAATTATGATGCAATAAAGAGGGTCTGCTTTTCCTGTAAACACCAAGCAGAGTGTGCTGATTGGGGGATTAGAAAAGAGGCTTGGGGAATCTGGGGTGGATACACTCCATTAGAGAGAAAAAGAATCAGAAAAGTAAAGAAAATAAAATTTGCAGACGGGACACATGGCTGATGAAAAATGATAGACCGGGGGAGGCTCTCTGGGATGAGTGGGAGGGCCTTAACTATGAAAATGTCCTCCTCAATGGAACTGTTTACTACACGTTCGACCATGTAGATATGGAGAATGATTTAGTTCGTAGAGCCCTTGCATCTGCATTACAGAGAGATGGAGTTGCATATTCTTTATCTAATGGATTTTGGATTATAGATGTAGCAAGATTTACATATGGATGGTCTGGAAGTTTAGAAAAAGATAGTGAAGATTTACTTGTTTGCGATGAAAATGGGGAAACTTTTTACGGAGATCTATTAGAGAATGTTAAAGAAACTACTTGGGTAGAGTTTTAGTTTATTTTGTTTTTTAGTGTGTTCTCTAATATTTTGCATATATTTGATATAAGATGTACCATATGTGGAATCCGGCAGATAGTCTAGATTGGCAAAAAGACTCGTCATGCTCTGAACCAAAAAATAAAGATAAAGTAAAACTGTTTTTTTCAACTGATCCCAACGATAAGTATGAAGCAAAAAATTTATGTTTCTCATGTCCTGTAAGAAAAGAATGTCTTCAGTGGGCTTTAGAGCATAGGCAGATTTGGGGAATCTGGGGCGGTAGAGATGACTTTGATATTCGCAGGACTCTTTCTGTATCGGGGGAGGGCGAAGAAATTAAACGTAGACGCTCCCCTAACTGTCCGTACTGCAGTGCTCGTCCCTCTAAGTTAACTACACAGGTTGTAGATACTCCTGGTGGCGGTCGTTGGACTACAGCAAAGATAGTTATCTGTACTGAATGTAATTTTTCATGGCGTAGTAGAACAAGTGCTAACGCAGTAAACTCATATCACGAAAGTAATTTAGAAAAATCTAAAAAGCGCAAGGAAGTTAGAGAGCATAAAAAAACTATGGAGTTAGAGCGTTTAAGCAAGATTGAAGATTCGTCTGAAGCCTCTGATCTTTAGGGTTTATCTCTACAGCTTTTTTACCGTACTCTGAGGCTATTTCAAACTTCTTTAAATTATATGCAGCAATACAGGCATAATCCCAAGGGGCTTCTCCCCAAGCATCTGGCTCACAAAGATATTCAAGAGGTCTTTCTTTTATATCTAAAGCCATTTGCGCATATTTTAAAGAGTTTTCCCAATCTTCTACTTCATAATAATATCTTGCTAAATCTACTATTGGCTCACGTCTGCCAGGGGCTTCATCTATAGATTTTTTAAACCAATACTCTGATTCATCTTTAAGACATTTAGCAATATATCTCATAGATGCTGCACGTTCTACATTCCAAGTTGCTCTTGGTAGGGCTAGATGACGTTTAAATTGCTCTGCAGCCTCTTTCCTCATTCCATGATTAAATAGTTCACGGCCATAGTAGTAGGCGTTTCTATCATCTTCTGGATCTTCTTCTACGGCTAATTTAAGTAGTGGCATATAACTAGACCTTGATTTACTGTCATCAGCGTGATGATGTATCTCTAGTTTAGTCCAACCTTGAATTTCAGCAATTCTATCTGTTCGCATAACCTCGTGTACCGGGTGTTTCCAGATATATCCATGTCTTTTATGGATTTTATCTCCCCCGTAAACTACACCAGGGCTTCCATCTTCATTCCAGTTCCAAGTATATTGATATCTAGGACGAGTCCAATTACCCACATGAGCTATCTCTAACTCTTCACGCCAGCCAGGAAGTATTACTTCATCCATATCTAAGGCTATGCAATAATCTATATCTCCAGGAATTAGAGCAAGTGAGGCATTGCGAGCAGTATCAAATCTCCAAGGTTTAATTGAGATTGTTACTACATTTATACCTAACGATCTGGCTTTTTCTACAGTTCCATCTGTTGAACCAGTGTCAGCGATTAGGAGGTAATCTGCATCTTTTGCCGAGTCATACCAAGACTGAACAAATTGCTCCTCATTTAGAGCTATGGTATAGACAGCAACTTTCATACCTAAATCCTAACAGAAAAACCCATACGGAAGGTATTTGACGTGCTAAAACTTCCATTTCGATCCAGCCCTAGCGGGTCAACAAATCCCTCCCAAGACGGGATAGATTCGTCAGTGCAATTACCTGTCAGTAAAGACATTACAGTGCTGCAATTTCCTCTGCTGTTAATCCTAATGCTGCTAACTTGGCTTGTGCTGCAGCCTTAGCCTCTGCCTTTGCTTCGGCTTCTGCCTCACGCGTTGCGCGTTCTGCCTCTGCATTTGCTGCATCAACTTCCATTTGAGCAATTTCTGCATCTGTTAATTCAATAACAGTTTGCACTCCTGTTTCGCAGTTGATTTCTAGTCTGGTTGGTTTTGTCATTGTTGCTCCTTATGATTTGTTTATGCCGTATAGATAAAATGTTGAACCGGATACAAAATCGCCACCCATTCCAACTAAATCAATTTGCGTAATAGCAGCAGTGCTACTCCATAGTCCAGCAGTTAATACTGAGTTTGCTGCTGTTGCATTATTTTCTACTACTCCGCTAGATGAATATTCTTTATTTATACTTGACGAAGCATAATTTGGTAGGTATATTTCACTATTACTAAATGTACTAGCAGTTTCATTTGACCTAACTGAAGTGCCAGCCAGTCTATTAAAATTTGTTCCAGTACCTGTTTGAATACCACTGCCTGTCATATACGTATTTGTAAATGAAGTTGTTGAACCATTTAAATTTATATTTACAAATCCATTAGAAGTAGAAGTTGTTCTTGACGAGTAACTAAGTAATAGGTCTGTATAAGTTTGAGGGATAGAAGAAAATGTAATTGTAGTTTGACTTGCTGATAAAACTACTTTGCCTATTATATAATATGTATTAGCCATTATGCTGCCTTGATTCCATAAATAGTTGCAATGCTTCCAGTTTCAAATTTCTTGGTACCATCGTTACCAATTTCTAATTGAGTAATTGCAGCAGTAGAACGCCACATCCCAACCATTCTTTCACACGCTCCAGTCCCACTTCTATTATCTGTTGCAGTAATAAGAACTGTTTTATTAACTGCTTTTGTGTAACTCATAATATCTAGAGTCATCATAGGAAATAAGGTTGTAGATGTTGGAGAATTGTTCCAATATAAAGCATAAATTTTATTACCTGTTGATACTACTTGTGATGAAATAGTTGTACCATCAGTTCTTAAAGTTACTTGACCATAGTTGGTTCCTGTAT